CAGGAACTGCTTCTTCTGGAAGTAGTGGCCAAGCTCCTAGTGGCAGCTCAAGTTCCTCAAAGGACTCGGTAGATTTCCCACTGGAAACCTATAAAGCTGCCGCCGATGTAGCCTATTCGTATTCCAAAAAGAAAATGGAAGACACCCGTGCCCAACAACAAGCCCTTAACACTCAAGCCCAAGAATACAAGCAGCAGGATCAAGCAAGAGACTATCAACAGGCCAACCAAGCTTATCGATATTGAGTTATTTGACTCTTGGGTAGACAATTTAGATTCTGCCACACAAGAGTCATTTCTCTCCTTTGCTTCAGAAAGTTACTCAATAATCGAATGTTTTCTCTATGCCCGTTTCCTTGGGTACAGGGGAAGTATTACTTCGTGTGAAGAGTGGATCAAAGATCAATACATAAAGCCGGACTACCGCAAGGTATTGGCTGATCAAATTGATGAGATGCAAGAAGATATTCGTAAGTTACGGGACGCTGTTGAAATAGGAGAAGTCAAGCGTGACTCGGGTGTTGCACGTATCGCTCAAATGCAAAAAGAATTGCGTGGCACCATTATTCAAATGGAAGAGTTTACGTCTTCCAAAGATCGCAAAGGCCTTCTAATGGCTGGCGCCGATCGCGCCATTCGAGAAATCATGTTTATTTTTAAAGATGATCCTATTGAATCTCCACTACATGAAGCCTCAATGTCAGTGTGGGCACGCATGCAACTAGAAGAATAACAATAAAGCCGCAGTTCCCTTATAATAAAAACAACAGCATAAATATCATGCCTGCTCCAGTACCGCCCAAAGGCAAGCCTCCTGTTGGTAAAGCTGTGCCCCCCAAGGGTAAACCAGTTCCTGCCGGTAAAGCTCCTGCTGGCAAAGCAGTTCCTCCCAAGGAAAGCCCCAAGGATAAGATGGCCCGTCTCCGGGAAATGCAAAAGAAAACCAAAAAGTAATCATGGGTGCAACTTCTAAAGCTCCAACTTCTGGTGACGGGGGTGGCACGGCCCCCGGCTTTTATCAGAATGCCTTGGAAAATGCAAAACAACAAGTTGCTAACGTAGGCCAAACTCAACAGGCCCAAGCGCAACCTGGTCAACCCCCCAATCGCCCTGGTGGTGGAGACACTTCCTTGGATGCATACAACAACTACATGTCAAGGCATGCTCCCCAAGGAGGCACTCAACCACAACAGAGTGCTCCTTCATCTTCCATGCCACAACCAAATTACACGGCAATGTTTGGTGGTGACGGCAGCGCAACACCGCAAGGAGCACCTCGCCCAGGTCAACGACCACCTGGTGGACCCCCCACCGGAAATCCTCCACAAGGCCCCGGTAACTTCTCGCAAGGTACAAGGCGTCCTAAGCCAGGCCAACAGCCGCCACAGGGCATTAACATGGGCGCTGGATACTCAAATCGTTCGTTTGGTTAATGGCTAACTCTAAGATGCCACCAGAACTTCTTTCGCACTTCACAAAGAAGGAAGCAAAGAAAGGAGATGGTACTGATATGAATGACAAGGAAAAGCGCAAGGCCGCCTTGGAAAAAGCACGCAAATATAAAGAACAGAAAGCTAAGAAATAGGTTAGTATTCAGCTACTGCCTAAAACCTATTCATGCCCTCCTACCTTCACCTTGCCTATCGTAGGAATGCGCGTGCAGTAGCAAAAAATCATCAAATTAAAGAAGTAAAAAATATTGAGCAGATTGAAAAAGCACGTGATGATTTTGGTTATTTTTGTGAGTATGTAGCCGATAAGCCTCCCGCCGAACACCACAAAGATTGGCATAAACATTTTGTAACAAATAACGATAGCTCTTGCCTTATAAAAATAGGCGGACCAAATATTGATTTGCTTGCTCCCAGGGGTTCAGCCAAAAGCACAATCTTAGGTTTGTTTACGGCATGGGCAATTGGTGTACACACCACTGCCAAGAAACCACTACAGATTCTTTATCTTTCTTATACGGTAGATATTGCACGATCTAAGTCAGCAACCATTAAACGAATCATTGAAAGCAAACGATATCAAGAAGTATTCCCAACGGTTCGACTGCTAAAGAACGTAACCAGCAATGAGTATTGGTCTATTGACCACCGCTTTGCAGGTATTGATACCACTGGTGACGAACAATTTACCTTATGTGCTGCGGGCCTTAAAGGTTCAGTTACATCCAAACGTTCACACTTGGTATGTATTGATGACCCCATCAAATCTTCTGCGGACATCAGTAATCCTGACATTCGTAAAACAATGCAGGACAACTGGAACGCAGTGATTTCTCCCACTATGTTTGAAGGTGCTCGCGCAATTTGTCTTGGTACCAGATTTAGACATGACGATATCCATGCAACAACATTTAATGAACAGAACAATTGGACACAGATCATCCTCTCTGCAATTCAAAATGATCCCAAAACAGGAGAAGAACTTTCCTATTGGCCATCTCAGTGGCCGCTAGATTATCTCAAAGAAAAGAAACGACAGGCACCAATTGCTTTTTCGTTTCAATACATGAATCAAATTGTCAGGCAAAATGAACTATCACTGGCGCCAGAACTTATTGTCAAGGCGGAAATTGCAACAGAGTTTGATGCCTTGGGAATTGGTGTGGACCTTTCTGCTGGCATTAAAGAGAAAAATGACTACACGGTATTTGTCCTTGGTGGACGAATTGGAGATGTAATACACATCATTGATTACAGACGCATTCGCGTCATGGGCAACTTAGAAAAACTAGATGCCTTAAAAGAATTGTTAAATGACTGGTCAATTGTTGGCATGGATTCCAATGGGAATTATTTCCCTACATACTCAACATGCGACGTTTGGTCAGAAGCTGTTCAGTACCAGGCCTCTCTAGAAGCAGACTTTAAGCGGGTTTGTTTGAATGGTGAAGGTCTCTATAACTTGATTTGGCACCCAGTCAAAGGGTTCCGTGCAGATAAGCTTGCACGATTCCGTGGCATTATTGGCATGTTTGAAGATCGAAAAATCATCTTTAACCGTTTTAGGAACTTTACTAATCTCTTCGAGGAACTCACAAACTTCGGTGTAAGTGGGCATGATGATTGTGTCGATGCTCTTGTTTGGTTAGTTACAGGATTAGCAAGGAAAGGAGATCTTCACCTTGATTACTAAAGCTTAGAATAAAGAAAAGAGTTTTAGCTGTGGGACCAGAGTATTTAGCTTTGCTCATAACACTTATTATTTCTGGCGTATCCGGCGGCAGCTGGACCGCCAATAAAATTGTAGGTCGTTTTTCGGAACGTGCTCGCCAAATTGACATTGCAGTAGAAAATCAAGAAAGAAAACTTGATAACCTGGAGGAAAAAGTGAATAGACTACCACTTGACTACGTTTTAAAAGTAGACTTCCTAAGGGAAATTAAAGAAATGCATGACAATTTTAAACAGATCAACATGAAGCTTGATAAACTTGTTGAAAAGCTTTTGACAAAATGAGCTACATCCTAGAAGTACAAGAAGATGATAACGGAGAATCGTTTATTATTTTCCCAGAGGACATCATCGAAACTCTTGGTTGGCAAGACGGAGATGTCTTGGAATGGAAACTTAAAGGAAATGGTGTTATCCTAAGCAAGCTTAACGACAGTGCTGGGTATGAGGTTATAGAAGAGTAAAATAAAAACAACGGAATAAATTAAATGTTTCATTCAGGCCCGCAAACCGTTTTAGGCGAACAAAATGTCCCAGGGGCAGGCGGTAACCTTCTAGGCATGGCAATTAATAATCCTTACGGTAATGTTGCCGGTATTCAGCTACCTTTACCAGGGCAACTAAATCGTGGCGGAGCATTTAGGCAACCAGGTTATCGCCCTGGTGGTGGAATAGAAGAAATTCCCGTGCGTCCCATGCTTCCATCTGACTATCAAGGCCAACCCGCTTTCCCAACGCAAAGCGTACCACTTGCTTTTAATGGTTCAGTACCCATGGGCAATGCTGGTGTGGACGCAAAGGCTTTAGCTAATTTCCAAGCTCTTCTTGACCGGGATATGGAATCACGTTATCAAAACCCTTCTATAAAAGAATCACGAGTTCCAGATGGGTTTGTAAGGTCTGGACTTTATTGATAACAAATAAAACAAAAAATCTCAGTAAAACTGCTAATATACAGAAAGATAAAGGGGCTAATAGTTAATGGCGGTCGACCCAAAAGCCAGATTAAAAGAAATTATTGACGCAACGGTCGAGAAGGATGGATCGGCGCATGTCGATACCATGGTCGTTGGGTCTCATCTATCTCAGATGAAAATGTTTGGCATCCGTCAGGGTGTTGAATTCTTTCCGTCTCAGGATAACTTTGGTAACCAACGCAAAGATTTTATAGATCGAGTTGTTAAATACAATCAGTTAGATACTAGGCTTGATTCAATTTGGGACTATGTACTTTGTGATGGAAAAGGAATTTTTTACATTCGTCCTACTCAGTCCAATTACCGAATGTATTATTTTCGTAATCATGAATATCGCAGCTATTACAACGTTGACGGCCAGCTTGATGAAGTCGTAATTATTTACAGCTACAAAGTTAGAAAGGGTAATGGCTTTGGTGACAACATTGCTGTAAGCAATATCACAGGCACACAAACCCTTGGTGCGCAGGGGGCAAAGCGTTACATCCGGCTTTCAATTAAACGACGTACCATTGAAGAAACACATTCAGAAGGCGAAATGTCTTTTGATATGCCCAACTATACCTCTCTTGGTAAAACAAAAACATTTGATAACACCCTTGGATTTATTCCTTGCGTAGAAATCTTTAACAATCCAAAAGGATTCTCTACAGAAGGCACAGGTGAGTTTGATGCTTTTGCGTCACACATCACCACGCATGATGAGTTAGTCCGCACCATGCGGAAAAACGTTCAGTTCTTTGGTAACCCAACACTCCTGTCTTCCAGGCCAAAGACTGACCTTATCGAATCGGGGTCAGACTCCACAATTCAGCGTCCTTCAATCGCAGCAAACTCAGGTTTTGGTAGCTTGGGAGCACTAAGCCGATCTACGTTTAAATCTGATCCTATTGGACGTAGCAGCGTAGATGGGCAAATTCGTGTTCCGCGGATTATTGCAAACTTGGAGCCAAACGATCGTGTTGGTTACATTGTTCCAGATGCTATTACTGGTGACCAAAACGCATTTGCACGTACTTATCGAGAAGAAATCCGAACTGCTCTTGGCGGTATTGACGAACTTTCTATTTCAGCAGGCATAACAGCAACTGAATACAAATCATTATTTGGTCGTGTTGCTGCTACATCAAAGAAAAAAGCAACTGCTATTTATACTTACGGAATTTCACGTTGTCTTGAATTAATTATTTTCCAAGAGGAAAGATTGTTTAGGGCGTCATTAGCGCAAGCTGCAGGTTTTGAAGAGCCCGTGGAACCACCTGAGGATGCTCCCCTAGAAGAAAATCAAGCATACAAAGCTGCTATGACTGGGTTTGATGAAAAAGTCAAGCAAGTCATGATGGCCTGTATGGAAACTAAAATTGTTCCTCCAGGTGTTACAGGTTTAATTCCTGATGGTGATCTTACGGTACTTTGGCGTTGGACTGGTCCTGTGTATGAGGAATCTACGCAAGACATTTTGAACAACTCTATTGTTGTAAGGAACCTACAGGAGTTAGGTGTTGATAGCATTGAAGCACTGAAGTTCCTCTTTCCGTCAAAAACGGATGAGGAACGAGCCGCTATGTTAAGCGGTTTCCCGTTCAGGATGGTAGGCGAATTGCAGAATGCATTTTCTCAATTTGCTCGCCTTGTGGGTGGAATGATGCAGACCCCCCACCCGGAGTCACCGGATCTTCCGATGGCTGCGGATCCAAGGCTGGACCTAACACCTTATCTGTATCGAACCCTAGAAGCATTACAAAAGGAGATGAGTTATGCAGGACGCTACCGTCCAATCGATCCCACAGACGAGCCAAGCACCGTCAGTAGCACCAAGCAGCTACGTGATGGCGGCTCCGACTCCGACGCAAGCGGTAGCACCCAGCTATCAGCAAGCGCCGGCGCCCCAGGCGTATCAGGTGGGTATGAGCTACCCCCAAGCGGTACCTCAGGCGACCCCCAACTACCAATACGCCCCTACTCAGTACGCCCCCCAATCCCAACCGAACTACTCGGTGCCCTCTCAGGAAGCACCGGTCAACAGCCCATGGGAGTCGGCGTTCAACAAGGTGGTCAACCTACTGAGCGCTCCAGTCCAATCCCCCTTCCAGGGTCAACCGTCGACACCGACGACTCAGTACGCCCCGGCCAACTACGGGGTAGTCAGCAGCCCCCAAGCTTCGCCGCAATTGGGGATGCAGACCTCATATCCCAGCCAGGGCTTATCGCCCAATTATTCCCAAACCTCGTCAGCTCCTTCCTTGGAGCAAATCGCGGACCTGGTGGGGATGGGGCAGGAAAGCCGCCAAGTAATGGACGCGTTCGGAATCGAAGCGCCCGGAATCCTAAATAACTACGCCCTTCAACTTGAAGGGATGCTAGACAGTGCTGTTGCCTGGGGCAATGAG